CATCTCGGACTGAGGTGTTGGAACTCACACCGGGGGAGCAGGATATCAAGACGCCGTGGGACAGTTCACAAAATACATGCGGTTCACCGGGCGGGGACATATGTACGGAATGTAGACTTCAACGGGACGCTTACATCCGGGGCTACCGCGTGGCCAAGGACGAGGACAAGGACCTGCGGGCGGCTTTGGAGGAGGGCCGGGTTGGCCTTAAGGCTCTGAGACTCAGACTTGGACAGATGGGTGATGCAGAGGCCGAAGAGTTCGCTATGAGCCAATTAGAGCGTGTAGAAGCCGCCCTCACCAGGGCCAGGGGGGGTGGGTGATGGAGAGGAGGCGTATGTTACTGAACTGCGGCAAGTATAATATCGGCAGCGGGCTGGGTGCCGACATCACCCACTACCCTGGTCTTTGGGAGGTCAAGGTAAAGTTCTTCCGTTGGTTTGCCTATCTCATGGTGAAGACGGATAAATGAACCTCAAGGCAAACCAGCGGCACGGATGGGGGCCAGGGATGCCCGTAGAGGCCCGAGATTTAACGCTCTACCCCTGTTGGGGGCTGGAGTTGTGGTTGGGCAGGGGTGGGAAGACAAGGGTGGTATAATCAAGGGCATGGAAGCTAAGAAGGCTCCCCCTCGCCCTGGACTCCGGGGTACCAGGACTTTCAGGGAGATTAACTTTATGCGGGTAAAAAGACAGAAAGACTTCTGGCTTGAGCATTACCGGGCAACGGGTGGTGATATGGTGAAGGCGTGTGAGGCCCTCAAGGTGGTCCCGGCCACGGTGAAGGGGTGGGCCATACGGGATGAGAAGTTCAAGGCTGATGTGGCTGAGGTGGAGCAGGACCTGGATGATATCGCTCATGGTAGGGTCAAGGGCATGGTCCCGAGGGCCCTGGATGCTGTTGAGGCCATCCTCACCGATAGGAGCCCTGCGGTGGCCCCCACAAGGTACAGGGCAGCGGCGCGTGTTCTGGAAAATGAGGGGGTGCTGAGGGAGGGAGTGGATGTAGCCGTGGACGCCCGCGGCATGAACGTCTACGTCATTGACAACGAGACAAGGGATTTAATGAGTAGGGTGAAGGAAAGAACGGGAAAGTTGGTTGAACCATGATTGAGTGGGACAAGGTAATCCTCCGGGGCACCCTGCTGGGCCTGGTCTGGGCCATACTGGCGGTGTGGGTGTGGGGGTGATAGAACGTCTAAAGTGTTTCCTTGGTATCCACCAGTGGGTTTACAATTCGCTAACGTTAGATTTGAAGACGGTGCGAGTATGTAACGGGTGTGGAAGGTGGGAAAAACCCTACGATACGGTTCCAGCAGGCGTTTACTGGTATAAGGTGAAACCCCTTTGGCCGCCTTTACATAAGTAATGTAGTGAATCATAGGAGGATGACACCTGGAAACCACCACCCGGACGAAACGATTGGTAGGCAAGAGGGGATGAAATGCTTCAAGCACCCCGAAATGAACAGGACCTTAAAGATAGGGCTAACGAATGGCTGTTGGCTAATCTACCTGTTCCAGTAATAAAGACTGCGAAGGGTTTCAGGCAGGCTGACCCTTTCAGGGTGGACTTGGGTGTTCGTTGGGGGGTTCTGACAGGGAAGGTAGCCATAGATTGTGTTACTGGCCCGACTGGTGTCTGGTTGCTGTCTGTAACCCTGCCTGGTACCAAGAATTCCCATTTGAACATTAACATGACGTGGGAGAGGGAGGCTCTTGGAAACCACTACCCGGACAACTAAGAACTTCAAGGAGCTGCTCAAGGCCTGGGTCGGAGGCAAGCGGCGTTTCCTCATGGAGGGCGGGACTTCGAGCTCAAAGACCTGGACGGCACTCCAGGCCCTCATCGTGATAGCCCAGGAGGCTGTGGAGCCACTGATGATTAGCGTAGTAAGTGAGTCCCTGCCTCATTTGAAGAGGGGAGCCATACGGGACTTTTTTAACATCCTAGAAGAGTCACCTGACAACAACCCAAGGTGGAGCAAGACGGAGTTCACCTACCAGTTGGGGAAGTGCTCCATAGAGTTCTTCGGGGCTGATGACGACAGCAAGGTGAGGGGGCCACGGCGGGATATCCTGTTTATGAACGAGGGAAACAACATACCGTGGGAGACTGCGAGGGGTCTGGATATCCGCACATCGAGGTTTACCATCGTGGACTGGAACCCGGTCTCCGAGTTCTGGGCGCATGAGTTCTGGATGGACAACCCCGACACCGCTTACTCGCACAGCACCTACGTGGATGCAAAGTCTGTGCTGCCACCGCAGGTCATAAGGGATATTGAGGGATACCGGGAGAAGGACCCCAACTGGTGGAACGTCTACGGGCTGGGGCTGGTGGGCCGGATAGAAGGACTGGTGTACCCGTTCTTCGAGCAGGTGGATGAACTGCCCATGGGTGCGGGGTTCTACGGCTTGGACTACGGATTCTCCCTCGACCCCACGGTACTGGTCAAGAATGTCCTGGTTGGGGACAAACTCTACAGCCGGCAGATGTTCTACGATGCCAGCGGCTTGACTAACGGACAGATTGGGCAGAGGTTCAGCCTGCTGGGCATAAAGAAGGAGCCGATATACCCGGACCCTGATGAGCCGAAGAGCGCAGAGGAACTGAGACAGATGGGGTATAATATCCAGCAGTCAGTCATGGGAAAGGGTAGCGTGGAGTATGGTATCCAGAAAGTGAATAACTACCACCAGCACTGGACGAAGGACAGCCTTGAGTGCATCAAAGAGCAGCGCAACCACAGGTTTATCAAAGACAGGCAGACCGGGCTGTTCACCGACCGGACAACGCACCAGTGGAGCCACGGGATGGATGCGAGGCGGTACCCGGTGGCCACATATGCCCCGGAGCGTAGCAGGGCGCCGGCGGTGAAGAGGTCTGCAATGAGGTTTGGGGGGTAAAGATGCCTGAAGGGGTTAATTACGTGTGGATAGTAGTTGTTACTTTTCTGATAGTGGCTACGGTTGCCTTTTACAGATGGCAGCGATGAGGTTTGGGAGGTAGGGATGGAAGAGCAATGGGCCTCAATGCCTCCCAAGGTAGGGTGGGTAGTGTTTTTCTTGGTGGGGTGGTTCTGGTGGATTGTATGGGTCTCTGCTAAACTCCACAAGGGGGAGGATGAGGAGGACTTAGATGCCTAACTACTACAACCTTGTTCAGGAGCAGAAGGGGAACCCTGTTGGTCAGGGACAGGTGACGCAACTCAGAACCAACAACTCCCTGCTCGACAAGAGGATGCAGAACGATGTGGACCTGCTCCACCTGAGCGAGTACGTTCTCCGGGACAGCGCCGGTAATGCGGTCTCCGATATAGTCAACATCACCATGAACTGGCCCGCGGTCTTCGGGGCAAATGTCGTGTCCGCACTTGGAGCAGCTCGGGAACAGGTGGTTGTGGAGTCTGAGGACAAAGGGGTGGATACCACCTTCATTGAGGACTTCGTAAATGCCGCCAAAGCATCTGCTAATAGGCGGCTGAGGCGAAGGGGCTTGGCACTTCTTGACCAGTTCGCGGATGTCCAGTTCTGCTTCCGGGGCAGGACGGCCCGGAGAGTGCTCCTCAGCCAGGATAAGAAGACCGGAGAGGTGATTTCCAACATCACCCCCTGGGATGGCCGCTACGTGTATTACGAGCAGGCTGAGGAGGGCTTGTCATGGGCGGCCTACGAGACGATACGCACCAGTGACGAAGTGGCGGCTGAGTATGGTAAAGACTTTAAGCCCAAGAATCAGATAAGCTACGAGTGCGCCGTCCTGGACGTGTGGGATGATAAAGTCAACCAGGTGTGGATTGATGGGGCACTGGTTAGGGAACAGAAGAACCCCTACGGTTTCTGCCCGGTGGTGTTGCAGGTGGTCTACCTGGGCTATGGCCGTATGCTACTGGATCAGAACTGGCAGTTGAGAGACGGGGAGAGCATCTTCTTTATGGTGCGGAGTATCGAGCCGGAGATCAACCGACTGGTCTCCATCCTCCAGACCCTTAACATGCAGGAGTTGAAGGCTGCGTTACAGTGGCAGAACCCTGACGGGAGTCCCCAGGATTTACCCCCGGAGGAGTACCCACAGATGGGCGATATACTCTCAACGGGCAAGGGGCAGATGTCCGTAATCCATATGGGAGAGGCGAGGGAAGCCGCCCGGATGCTCTACAATATTGTGGAGAAAGCCCGTCAAGAGGGTAGCTTCACCGATATTGATATCGGGAACGTGAGGCAGCCCTTTTCAGCGGTGGCCCTGGTCACCATCGGAGAGAGCAAGGACCTGGTTTACCTGCCCCGACTGGCGGCTAAAGAGTTGCTCAATGTGGATACCGCTGAGATGGTGATACGGCAGGCGATGCAGATAGGTGGAGCAATCGAACTGGGGACTCCGGGCCATAAGAAGTCCTTTGCCACCTCCAAACTGTCGGGCGAGTACGATATACAGTACAAGTATTTCACCAAGTCTCCCAAGATTGACATTGCCCGCATGAGCCTGGCCGATGCGGCCGCTCAGTGGTATCCTAGGGAGTTTATCTATGAGAAGGTGCTCCAGGTTGAGGACCCCGATGGCCTCATGGATCAGTGGTACAGCGAGCAGGCGGAGCTGTTGTCCCCCAACGTCCGTATGTTCCGCACCATCAGGAGGCTGCTGAAACGGGCTGAAGAGACGAATGATGTGGATGCGGCTCGTGAGGCCCAGATAATGGCGGAAGACCTAGGCATCTCCATAGATAGGGCGAGGATGGGGGAATTGGAGCCTCCCAAGATTGAGGCGCCCCGCGCAGCCAGTTCCCCTCTGCCCCTGCTGGGCGAGGGTGGCCAGGTGGGTGGGGTGAGTCCGGGCCCCGGCCAAGGGACACCGCAGGAGGCGAAGTAATGCCTAAGCTACCGTTCACCAACGAAGAGTTTGACAAATTCCTGGACTCCAAACTGAAGCCCCAGACCCCCTCAAGGCTGGGTGGTTTCGTGGATGCCTTCCGTGCCCGGCTGGGGGGCAATGGCAACGGCCACGGCAAACCCTTCAAGCTGACCCCGAGGAAGCGGTAGTGGCTAAGACTTACCCACAATACGAGGTGGAATGGGAGGATTCTTACAGTTCTTATCAGTGGCAGGAAATTAACTCCTGCATAAACGAGGAAAAACCCTCAATCTGCCGCTCCACGGGCTATCTTTTGAAGTCAGGTAGAAAATATTTGCTGCTTGCCCTGAATATAAGCGATATCGGTAACTGTTCCAACAGGGTAATCATTCCTCGTTCGGCCATCAGGGGCATATGGCCTTTGGAGCGTAAGCCTAAGTGATAGACCGCACTCAGCTCCCCACCCTTGAGGAGGAGCAGAGGCGCCGGCGAAGACGCCGTATCCTTGATGCCCGTGAGGCACAGGAGCAGTTCGGCGTAACCCTCACCGGAGATACCGCCCTTGAGGTGAGGGAGGGCGAACAGGGGGCGCTGACTGGCCGGATACTTCCAGCCCGTGAACCCTTTGAGGCACAACAGGGAGGCTTCGGGGCTGCCGCCTTTGAGCCGTTTGAGGCACCACCAGTCACTGGGCCGTCACGGGGTAGGGTGGAAGCAAAGCGGGCCTTCAAAGAGCAGCAGGTATTCTTGGAGGAGTCCAGGGATGCCATAGAGCGGCTGTACCCCGAACTGGGTGGGACACGAAAGTTTGTCTCCAGGGATGGTGAGCCTACCGAGGAGGTCATTGGACTCTCAGCTATAGAGGCCCTCCAGGCCCGGATGGAGGAAGACCCGGAGGGGTTCCTGGATGACCTGAGAGACCAGGGCCGCAGCCCGGACACCGAACTGGTGCTACAGGCCCTGTTCGGGGCCAATCCACAGGAAATAGAGGGGTTCTTTGGGGCTGATGCCGAGACATTGGCTGAACTATCTGTGGCAGCATGGCCCTCTTTAACGCCTGAAGCTGTCCAGAATCTGATGGAGGAGGACCCCGATGCCTTCATAGATGTCCTGCTTCGCATAGGCGGGAGGACGGATGAGAAGGAAGCCTTCCTGCGTGGCCTCGGGCTGGATAATGAGGCAATAGAGGAAATCTTCGCTGTCCAGAAACTGGCTCTACCATTGGATGGTAAACGCACCTTTATGACGATAAACATGAAGACGGGCCGGGCATTTGACCAGCAGGGGCGGTGGGTGGGTAGTTATCATCCAGTGATTAAGGAGTTCTCCGGCCTACCCGAAGAGGGC